TTCTATTTCCGCTACGACTTTCATGTTGTCGTTTGAGGGCAAATTGCTGTTATTTTCCGCAACTCTCGTGCCGTTCACGAAAAACACGGCTGTCGCGTTCGGGTGATAGTACACCTCCAAAACGTAAACCGTGTTCGCGGCGACGGTAACGCCGCTGTTGTTGTTCTGTGAAGTGCCGCCGTTTTGCGTGTAGCAACTCCACGCACCGCTGTTTATGCTGTGATTATAGTAGAAATACGCGCCGTCGGCAAGGTCGCTCTGAAGCGCGTCTGCCAAAAACCCGACCCGCAAAACGTAATTGTCCGTGCCGTTTGACAGCGTTGTCGGCGTGTTTATCACCGCTTTGCAATATCCCCACGTTGCCGTGCCGCTCGAAGTGTTCAGGTTTACGAACTGCTCTTTTGAGGCGACATAGCCGCCGCCCGCCACGTCCGAGCCTGTATTCACGGATATACCGCTCAACCTGCCGGAAACGGGCGCAACCGCCGCTATCCCGTTTTCGCTCACGATTTCCCAGAACGAGTAATCGCCGCTCGTGCCGCTCACGGCCGCGCTGAAACGCTCGTTAAAGTGCAAATGCTCAACGTCTTCGTAAATGCCCGCCTTTGACAGCAGCCGCCAACGGCTTGAGGTTACATCGTACTGAATCTCAACGCTTTTCCCGGCGAATAGCACAACGTCGCGCCCGAACGTGAAGCGGTTGCCCGCCGTGCTGCTCTGATGGTCGTTTGCCAGCAAAATAGAATTAGAGCCTACGTTCCAGATTTTGAGCGACTTGTTGAAAGACGGGGCGCTTATTCCCGTGATTATTTGAAACTCGTTATCGCCCGCAACGCGGATAATCCACGCTGTCGCCAGTCCCGTAGGCGACCAGTTGTTCGTAACGCCAGCCGTGAGAGTTGACGGGCTGATTGTCGTCGAGAAGTTTGTGCCGAGCGTTCCGCCAGACATTGTTATTTCGTCTGTTTTTGCAAATCTGCCTAAATCGCCATCCGCGTCTGCTCCGACAATATCAACAGGCGTGTCCGTTGTCAAATCCCTAATCCTGACTTCGCCGTTCACGTCCAGCGACCTTACGGGTGCGTACTCGTTCACGCCCAGTCGGTTTGCCACTTGTGCTATCGCCTGTCGTGAAAATGTCGCCGTTACCGCGCTCGTCGAAGTGTTTGACGTTGCCGTAAACGTATTGCCGTCCACGTCCGAGCCGTGATATTGAATCACTACGTCCGCCGTCCCCGCCACCGTCCCGGCGGTTCTTACAACGCGCAAGGTATCAATCCCTCCCGACGGTGAGCCTGACGTGTTCGTTCGCATCTCAACCTCAAAATCCTGTGTCCCGTCATAAATCCCAGCCGACGTAATCGGCAAAAGTTTCACCCACCCGGACGATGCGGAATTGAAAACGAGCGGTATAAAATACCGTTTGCTCACAGCCGCGCCAGACACAGCAAAATTTACAAAAACCTCTGCCGTCGCGCCCCTGCCGCCTTCGTTGTGCGTTAAAACGCCTATTTCCCTTGTGTTCCCTACTGCCGTCGGCATCGAAACGGTGCTGAAAAACGTCTTTGTCGGTATCGGGTGAAAGCCAAGCGAAGTGCCGCGCACTTGCGGCGATGTCTGCACCGTCCCGTTAATGTCCGCTACGTTCCCCGTCGTGTTCGCGCTGCGCCCGACGACGGAAAGCCCGGCAGATTGCCGTATGTCATCGTTAGCGACGGCATTTGTGGCTATTTCAGACGTTCCTACCGCGCCCGCCGCTATTTGTGTTGCTGTAATCCCGTCGGTCGGCACGTTCATCGTTATCTCCGTTTCGCTGTTCGCCCCGTCGTTCGTGAGCGTCGCCGTTACCGTTGAAGTGCTTACAAAATTGGCGTTCGGCTGCTGCGTGGCCGCTACCCCGTCATCCCGAAAAGTTTGATAGTTCGTTCCGCCCGGCACAATGCCGCTGCCGTCTATTGTAAGCGTGTTCGTCGCCGCGTCGTAATCCGTCGCGATGCCGCCCGTCCCGTCAAAAAGAACCGTGTCTGTGGCGATAACCTCCGTATCTCCCGTTTGCGCGTCTATTGTCCACGCCTCGTTGGTCGCCGAATTGTCGGCAGGGGTCAAAACGCCGCCGGGCATTGTCAGCCCGCTCGCAAGGGACACCGCCGAAACGTCGCCGTCTGCGTCCCTTCCCATTAGGGATGTTGCCGTTCCGTCGCTCCCAGTTACCCTCATCGTACCCTGAACGTGCAGGGTTTGCGCCGGGCTTACCGTTCCTACCCCCGCACGGTTTGCAGACTGTGCCAGCGCCGCAAGGTCGTAGAGGTCTGTTACCGCCGTCGGGCTTGCCGTGCCGCTCTGCTCTGTAAAAGTGGTTATGGACGGAGCGCCCCATGAAAGGTCGGCGTAAAACGTCGCCGCCGAAGTGCCGCCCGTTCGCCTCACACGCAAACTGTCCACGTTGTTGTTCCCGCGAATCTCTAAAACATAATTGTTGCCGGAAAATACGCCGGATGATGTTATCGGCTGCAAAATCCGCCAGTTATTCGAGGTGGAATTGTAAAACGCAGAGACAATGTAGTTTTTAGAGACAGAAACGCCGGAGGCTTGAGCCTGTGTTTTTATCTCGTAAGCACCTACGCCGTTTGTTTTTGTGAAATATCCGATTTGGATTATATCTCCCACAACGGTAGGCAGCGCCCGTGTTATGCGCTTTATGCCCGATACCGAAAGCGTGTTGCCGGAAAGTGAAAGGTTTTCGCCCGCCGTGACCGCCGAAATGTCCCCGTCGCCGTCCCTTCCCATGAGGGAAGTGGAAATGCCGCTGCTGCCAGTTACCCGCGCCGTTCCCTGAACGTGCAGGGTTTGTGCCGGAGCGCCGCCCGTTTCAGCGTCAATCCCTATTGCCGCCGATGTTTCTACAATCGCCGTTCCGCCGACGTTAAGGGCATAGTCGCCGGGATTCTCCCTGTTTATCGTGAGGCCGTTGTAAGCCTCTGTGGAAACGCCATTGTCCCCGTTCAGGTATCGTATTTTAGAACCCGTCACGCTTCGCCCGAAAACGTAGTAATTCTCCAGCCCCATCACAAAATTGTTGCAGTTGTGGACATAAAACGTGTCCGTCGTGCTGCCGTAGTTTTTGTTATTGCCCCAGAACCCGTCCCTCACATAGTTTAGGTAGGCTACCGTGTCGGAATTGCTTTGCGAAAAAAGACAATGCTCTACCTCAAAGTTTGTCATCGTCACGGTAGAGGGCTTGTAAATCGCCCCGTAGCCGCCGTTCCATGAGTTGTTCTCAAAGTGAATGCCCCTTATGAAAACGCCCCGAAACTGATTGCCCGTCCAGTTGTCTATGTAAATCCCGGCCTTGCCGCTGCCCTGACACATTCCGTTTTCCCAGATGACATTGTTCATCAAGTGCATCCCGACGTGCCAGTTAAGGTCTAATCGAAGGTTGTAAAAATACAGCGTGTTGTGCCGTTGGACACTTAATCCCGTATCGCACTCCGAAATGTAAACGTTTTCGAGCGTCCGGTGCTGCACCGCCTCTGCCGCAAACTCTGGAGATGCGGCCACCAAAGAGCCGACCATTTTCAGCCCGACGCATTGATTTTGAGCCGCGCCGCCCGTCGCCCTGAACTCTTCTATTCTAACGTTTTCGATTTTTGTCTCAAATCCGCCCCTGAACTCAATGCCGTGCGCCGGAGTGTCGAACGTGTTTGAGCCGACCTTTAAAATAGCGAGGTCTTTTACAAACATATTCCGCGCCTCCAAAACGCCGTACTTGCCAAAGGTTTTAAAATCAAGCGTATCGGTATGTATCAAAAAGCCCGTCACGTTTACCGGGAAAATAAAGGTGTTGTCCATGCCCGCGCCGTAAATCGAGACGTTGAAAGGGCGGTACATTTCGAGCGTTTGCGTCGTTCGGTATTTGCCCGCCGGGAAATATACGGCGGTGTTCTTTCTTGCGAGCGCAACGTCAAAAGCCGCCTGAATAGCCGCGCCGTCGTCCGTCGCGCTGTCCCCCACCGCTCCGAACCACTTTACGTTGAGCCGGGAGCGGTCGTAAACGCGCTGCCATGTGAAAACGCCGTCTATAATCGTACCGTTGTCGTCCGTCCCGCTCGCCACGCGCTCGAAAAACCCTTCGAGGTTGTCCTGTGAGACGTACACAATTTTTTGCTGCTTGTCGTAAAGCCTCAAATCGTCGTAATCCGCGACCGTGTCGAAGGTGCTGCCCCGCAAGTCGTTCAGCGTCGCAAGCAAAGACGTATCGGCTTGCAGCGTGACCGTGCCGCCGTTCGCGCTCGTTGTCTCTGTCACTAAAACCGTGTTCGAGCCGGAAATTGTGACCGGGTTTCCGGTTGAGGTGTTAGTTGTAAGTTCCGCCGTGTTCGCGCCGCCCGCGCCCACGCCCAAAATGCCCTCGTTCGTTACGGACGGGTCGCCGCCGCCAGAGCCGCAAGGTGCGCCCTCCCATGCCGTGCCGTTCCACACCAAGCACCACCCTACGCTGTCTGCCATTGCTATTTGCAGCGTGTCAACAAACAACTCCAAAGGGCTGCGAAGCACAAGGCCGCGCACACAGCCGCCCCGCGAGCGCAATATTGCGTCTGAATCGGAATAGGCTTGCCTTTCGAGCCAAACGCCGTCAGGGTCACATTGCGCCGAGACGATGCCCGGCGCAAGTGACAAAATCAAAACAAATATGAAAAAATGGCTCAATTTCATCTGAAAACCCTGACATAGCACGTTTGCCCGCTAAGGTTCAGAGCGGGGTTGAAAATTATTTTGTTGTTCACGTTGTCCACCGTGAAATCGCGGACATCGCCCGGCACGGTCGCGTGATAGTGCTGCCTTCGCACAATCGCCACAACGTTGTCGGGATTGGTAGGCAGCAAAAACGAGGCCGTCGGCACGGTCACTTCATCGGAAACGATGACCGCTTCGTAACTCTGCCACCCGCCCGGCAGGGTCGTGCCGTTTATCTCCAGCCCGAAACTCGCCTCCGGTGAGCGCAAAAAACCGAAATACTGACCGCAGGTGTTGCCCGTCAAAGCCCACCCGCTGGGCAAAGTGCTGCCCATTAGCGCGTATTGCGCACAAGTGAACGTGCGGGTAAGCGTCCCGTTTGTGGCTGTTACCTGACCCATTTTTTAGATAGGCAGCACCGATGCGACGGGAGCGCCCTGTGTGCCTTCGTATTTGAGTTGCACCTGAATCGTCTGCTTTTCGGTCTTTGCGAGTGGGATGACGCGGCCAAGAAAGGTAACGTCCATTTCATAGCCGCTGTTTCCGCCCCAAACTTGCCCGTCGGCCTCGAGCCATACTTTCATCCGCTGCGTAGTGCCTTGCAATGTGGAAAGCAGCGTCGCGTTCGTCGCCCCGGTGTCGTCAATCGCCAGCGCGAGCGTGTTCACCGGGTCGGTAAATGCCGTGCGCCCGTTTGAAACTTCGATTTCCGTCCGTTCGGGCAAAGGCCATTCGCCGTTGACGTAGAAATATCGGATTGGCGCGGCAACGCCCGTGCCTGTGAGCGCTGTTGTGTTGGAAAGCCGCGTTGTCCATTCCGCCGGGTCTGAAACGTCGTCGAGCGCGTCGGTCGGCTCTGCCCTCGTCATCATGAATTTGTCAATCCGGCCAAAGTGCAGGTTGAACGTGCAAAGGTCGGCGTTGGCGCTGGGTAAGGTGATGGTGCAAATAGCCATAGTGTTTGTTTGTTTGTACCCCGACTTTTCGGGGCAATTAGTGTTTGTTTATTGTTTGTTCAGCAGCAGCCGGGACGAATCCAACTTGCCGCCCTGAACCTGAAATCTATGCCCGCGTAGCAGTTCGTTATCGGCTCCGGCTGCGCCCATTCGACCGTGACCGCCACGTCTTTGCAGGTTATCGAATCGCCGTTGGGAAATTCGATAACGACCGTTTGCATCACTTGGCACATCGCAAGAACGTCGGCGATGTACTCTGGCGCGACAACGAAAAAACCCATCGCCTTGTCAACCCTCAAAAACGTCCGCGCCGTGCCGCCCTGCCCGTCTTCCTGTCCCTCCGGCTCAAACTCATATTCCGGCCTTGCCATGTTCACGCTCAAAAATACGCCAAAACTCGGCGTGTTGTTGTGGACTACCCCAATCCCGTCCTCGTTTTGAACGATGCACCCCGAATTGACGTAAGAAAGGCGTATGTACTTGCAGTTTTGGCAGCCCTCCGGGAATCCCGTGCTGTCTTTCGTCAGCGTGTAAAAAGTTTCCGTGTACCAAACATTTGTGCCATCCGTAATCCAAAGGTAAAATTCTTTGTCGTCAATCACCAGCGGTTGGTCTGTGAGCGGTGCTTGAATGTTTATGTACGTTTGAGCCAAAAATTCGACGGCCTCTTTCGTCAGCGGGCTGTCAAGTTCCCTCGTTATCGTCGAAAATCCCGTAAGTTCAAAATCAACCGTGCCGTCAACGCTTTTCAGCCTCAATTCTGTAATGGCATCGCCGCCTGAATCCCTTTTTATGTGAAAAACCGGAACGTCCAATTTTGAATCGTCCTCTTTTGTCAGGATAAGCCGCCAGCCGTCGAAAGTTTCCACCCCCTCGCAATGGCATTGGTTTCTGTTCCACCGTGCGCGGTCGCCGTCGGAGTTTTCTTTGTAAACCGGCAATGGCTGCGGCAAATAGTCGTCGTATATGTTCATCCGTCAATAGTTCAGGTTCAGTTCGAGGGTGTCTTGCAAAATGTTCTCGGTCGCTGTGCGTACTTGCCCCGTTCCGAGCAAAGTTGTTATGTTGTTCGCCGGGTCGAACCCGTCATCACAGCAAATCCCGACCCTAAATTCCGGCTGTTCGCGCATTTTTTGAACGCTCAAAAAAGATGCCGCAACGCCGTTCATCGTTCCCGTCTCGAAATATCGGTTGTGCCTGTGCAGGTTTTCGTGAAGGTTGAACCACCGAAAAGCCCCGTTAACGAGGTCGTCGAGCGTGTTCGCAAAATACTCGCTCGAAACGACCCGGCAACTAATCAGAACCCATCCCGCGTCGGCCACTACGTCTTGATTAAGTTCGTCCTGTATGCCCTTCACGTCCGTAGAGAAAAGAGCGGACTGATATTCTTTTTCGCCGTTCCCGCAATCGTAAACAATCGGCTGCGCCTTGAAAAAACCCGGCAGGTCTTTGTCTTGCCAGTAAAATTTTTCAACTCTCGGCGTGTCGTCTTCGTACTTCAACTGCAAGGGCATCGGCTTTTCGGAATAGTCCGCGCCCGCCGCGCCCTCAAAATACGATATATGCTCCAAAATCAAATCGTCGCCGTCAATTCGCCAAAAAACGTTGAACACCTTTTTAAAGTCGTCGAGCAGGTCTTTGAGTTTCATTGTCCAAACCGCCTGACTTGACGGGTTTGTGGCGTTCGGCCTTTTCACGTCGCTTTTGCGGTGTATCGTTATATCCTGACAGTATGCCGTCGCAAAGCCGTAGGCATCGTTTGCGGGCGGCGCATCATGTGTCGCGTTGATGCCGAAAAAATGGCTTCGCACCGTCAGCCCGCAATCCAGTTCGTCCACCAAATGCTCTATCACGTCGTTGAACCGCCGCCCGTGCGTCATCGGCGAAATTACCAAGTTTGAGTCCGCCAGTTCGTCGGGGCATCGCCACCAATCGTTGCCGCTCAAATACGTCCATCCCGTGTCGTAAGGCGGCGGCGTTGTCGGCGTTCCGACACCGATAATCCGGTGAAACATCCGAGTTATGAGCGTTTCCGAAGGGTCGCAAGGCCACCCGCCGGGATAGTCGGCCTCAAAACTCAAAATCTCCTGCTCCATGCACCAATCGTCGGCCAACGTAGCGCAAGCGGCGGGCGGCGTTCCGCTCGGTACGCAAAAGTTGCACTCTACACCCGTGTAAATCTCATATTCCCCCTCAAAAGGCTTTACCGTTATTTCAGCCGACGCGCCGTAAATGTTCACGTCCGTCTGCCAGTTCTTTAACAGGCAGTCATATTTGTCGTCTTTGGTCAACTTAGCGTCCAAAAGGCAGTTTCGCACCTTGATTCCGCCGTAGTTGAATCGGCAGTTGAACTTTGCGAAAAAACCCTGCCAATATGTTTGCCAGTCATCGCCGCACCACCTTTCCACCGTCACCGTTATTTTCTCGCAACCGCTCTCAACTTCCTCGACAAGCGCGAAATCGTCTCCTGTCAGCGAAATGTCGTTTGTCGGCTCGTGGGCATAGTAAACCTCGTTCCGGTCGCGCCTGTACGAAAACCGCCCGTCCCAAATCGGCGTGACGATTGTTTCGGGTATTGACGCGCTCTGTATTTTCCAGCGGACTTTTGCCACATTATTCGAGTTCTATTGTTGTTTTTTCGCAATCCTTCGGGGTGAATTTCCCGTTGTTCCGAACCGGGTCGGGCTTTGAAATCCATGCGTACTCAACGAGCGAGAGCGTGTCAATGTCTATTTTTTGCCCCGCCTCAATCCAAAACTGCGTCTGGTTTTGCGGCTTGTCGCTCGGTATGCCCGCCCGGTTGAACGCCACCCACGCCTTCGCGCCGGAAAAGTTGTAAAACGTCGCGCTGCCGATGCCGTCCGCCGTCGGGCATGGGTTGACCGTCGGCGGCGTTTCGCCCGGCTCTTTGGCACAACACCAAAGGCCGAAAACAAGAATTACAGTCCAAAAAAATTTGTTCATCGCTGCCGTTTTTTAATCCGTTCGCGCCGCCCGTTCTTGACTTTCAGGTAGTGGTCTCCCATGTCGAAAACCTGCGGCCTGTTTTTTTGCATTTCAAAGGTACGATTTTGGAGCGTGTTGTTCCTTTTCATCAGTTCCCGAAGTTTCGGGTCGGCGGCGTTGACCGTCACCGAAACGCCCGGCGATGCCGCGCCCGCCGTCGCCTCCGTATCTCGCCTCGCCCCCTGCGACATCCGCTCAAGGTATAGCGTCATTTTGGCCGTGTCGCCCGCGTTGATAGCCTCCAAAAGCGGCCTGTGTTTTTGGCTTTGCTTTTTGTTCGTAACATATTCACCCGGTGTTGCCCTTACCAAAATCTCACCGTCGCTGTCAGGCTCTCCGAAAACTTTGTCCCGACCTTTGACCTCGCCGCCCGTTTTGAGTTTTTGCGCCGAAATCGCCTTTGCCTTTGCGCGAATGGACGCGAACAGGGCAATCATGGAGGCTATTTGAGCCGCCGCCAGCGCGATGCCCACAAAAGGCAGGGCGGAAAAGTTTTTGAATATGTTTGCCGTCGCCGTTATGATGCCGCTCGCCTGTGTCGCCGAATCCACAACGAGTTGCGCCCGCGCTGCTTTTTGCTGCTCCTTAATCGCTTCGTCCCTTATTTTCTTCGCCGCCGCCGCTTGTTGTTCGGCTGCTGCCAGTTCTTGTTGCCTTAGCGCGAGGTTGTTTGCCTCGCCCGTTTCCGCAATTTCAATTTCGCGGTCTAATTTTTCCTCTGCCGCCTCGACTGCATCTTCCGCCGCCCTTACCTGTTCGTTCGCAGCGTCAACCGCCGCCCGCGCCGAATCGAGCCGCGCCTGTGTTATCTGGTTGATGCCCTCGACTATTTGCCCGACCGCCCTTTCAAATTCTTGTCGGTTGTCTTCATCAATGCCCAAAAATTCGAGCAGGTCAAACGGCTTTTTGCCCTCCGGCGCGTCAAGTTCTCCGAGTTGCGAAATCGCCTCTTTGATGTTCGCCAAACGCTGCTCTAAAATCTTCTTTTCGGTTTCGTCCCGAAACTGCCCAAATTCGAGCAGGTTTTCGAGTTCTTTTTGTTGCGCTATGAGTTGAAATTCCTCACGCGCCCGTGCGAGGTTTTCGTCAAACGCCTTTCGCTGCTCTGCCGTCTTTTCGTTCGCCTCATTTTCGGCGATAAAGTTTTTTTGCCTTTCGAGCAAAAAGCCCTCGAAAATCTCTTTTTCAAGTTCGAGTTGCTTTTGCGCCGCGTCAAAGCGTTTTTTCAGGGCTTCTTCCCGCGTGTCGGCCTCCACAGAAAATTGTTCTTTTGCGGCTATTTCTGCCTCTGTTTGCGCGTCAATGGTCGAGACGTAGTATTTCAACTGAATTTCGAGCAGCCGTTTGCGGTGTTCGTTTTCAGCGTCTTCGGTGTCGAGGTGGAATTTGTCGAGCCGTTTTTTCAGTTCGGCGAATCGCTGGTTTTCAATCGCTATTTCCTTTGCCATGCCCTCCGCCATTCCGTCAATTATCGCCCGCTGCCGTTCGCGCTCAAGGTCGGCGGCTTCTTTCGCGCTCGCTTGGTTGCGTTTTTTTCGAGCGTCTGCCGCCGCTTTTTCGAGTTTTTCGCGCTCGTTCAGTTCTTTCTCATAAGCCGCACGGTCTTGTCTCAACGCTTCGCGGTCTGCGAGTTCAACGTCAAAAGTCGGGGTTCCCGCGCCGAAAAGTTCTTTTATGTCGCCTATCAAATCCCTGAAAATGCCGATTGTCTTTCTTGCGGCGAAACTGAAAAACTCGCCGACCGCCTCGAAAACAGGGCGCAAATCGTTCAAAAGCCCTTGCCATGCCCCGCTGACGGTTTGAGCGTTGATTTTAGACTGCTCGGCGAACCGCCCGCCCTCTGCTGTCAGGTTGAAAAACGCGAGTTGAAGTTCCTCGAAACTGATTTTGCCCTCGCTCGCCAGTTTTTTCACTTCGTCCGCGCTGACGTTCAACTGCTTGGCGAACTCTCCGATTATCGGAATGCCCGCGTCAACGAGTTGATTGATGTCTTCGGCGTAAAGAACGCCCGCCGCCCGCGCTTTGCCGTAAATAATGGAGAGTTCATTGAAGTTCTTGCCCGTCGCCGCCGATATGTCCGCGATTCGCCCCAAAACAGGCACAAGGTTTTCGGCGGATTCGCCAAAGGCCAAAAGCCCTTTTCCGGCCTCTAAAACTTCGTCAACGTTCAAAAGTCGCTCCTGTGCGAGTGCCGTCAAATCCTGCACAATCGCGCCCGCCTTTTCCGCGCTCCCGGTGAACGCCTCGAGCTGAAGTTGCACCTTTCGGGTTTGCTCGGCAAGGTTGACCGATTCAACGACAAACTCCTTGACAAGCCGTATAGCCTCGACAATAAGGGCTACTTTGGTGAACGCGCCGAACAGTTCTCCGAACACCTGCCGACCCGTGCTTGCCTCTTTGTTCAGTTCCCGAACGTTCACGCCCGCCGCCTTGCCCGTCGTTTCGAGTTTCTTCATTCCCTGCTCCAATCGGCCAATGTTCGTTCGGTAAAGTTCAATCAGTTTCGGGTCGGTCGTGTTCTTTAGCGCCGCCCTTAGCGTCTTTGCGCTCCTTTCAAGTTGCTGAAATTCCGTTTGGAGGTCGTCAATCGCGTCCGCCATGCCCTGTGCCGCGCCGATTTTGAAAGCGTCGTCAAGGTCTTTTTTCGTCCCTTCTGCCACGTTCCCGGTCTTGACAATCTCTGCCTGTAAAGCCTTGAGTTCGTCAATCGCTTTTTTCGTGGATATGTCGAGCGTTGTTTCAGCCATTATGCGCTTTGTATCAAGTTTTCAAGCCAGTTTTCGAGATTGGCCGTCACTATCGCTATTTCGCGGGCGGACGGCTCAACAATGTCTTTTTTCTCTCTTTTGGTGTTGAGGTCTAATTTCCTTTCGCTTGGCGGCGTTCGCCCGCCGATTGTCACCTTTGCGCCGTTCGGCGTTTTCTCTGTTTTCGTCACCCCGAACCCGCGCCACATTTCGCCCGTGAACTCAAAGTTTTTGGGCGAAGGGTTGAGGTTGTTCAAAACCCGAAAATCGCGGTAACTTATTTTTTCTTTCTTTTTGGCCTTTGCCCTTACACGCGCCTCTCCCGCGCCCGACCTGCTTTTGTTGAAGTACAGAAAAGCAGGGACGGGAACGGTTGAATAGGGGGAAAAGGCGTTGCCGCCCGAATCTTTGCCGGTTTGCACCACTCTGTCGGTTATCAATGCCGCCATGTCCGCGCCCGCTTTGGCCGCTTCGACGGTTATCTCTGAATCAATCCTTTGAATGATTCTTTGAATTTTGGCCTGTAATTCATCTGCCGACATCAGTTGTATGACGCTTCGCCCGTGTAAGCGCTTGCGCCGCTTTTGTGCATTGGTTTTGACCAAGTTGTGATGTTCGTTTTCACTTCCAGCCCGTGCGGGTCTTTGCAAATGAGGCAGTCGTTGCCGTCCGTTTCAGCGTTCTCTCCGATGTAAAGCACGGCCTTTTCGTATTGCGCCTCCCATTCGGCAGCCGACTTCATCCACGTTTCGCGGTTCACGACGTTTGCCCGAATGAGTTTGTCAGAACCGAGAATCTTTGCAGCCAACAAAGAGGCGGCTTTGTAGCGTATCGCGTAGGCTTTTGTCAATGCCAGCGCGTCGGTGTTGAAATTCATCTCTCCGTTGCAAAGCAGGGCTGCTGTGTCGCAGCCGAGTTCAACCTGTAAAGTAATGCCGTTCAAATAGGTGTTCGATACGTTGTCGGCTTCGTCAAAGTCTGTGAGCGTGTCGCCCTCCCAACCGCCAGCCATGAGCCAATTTGCCCACGCCCTTTCGCCCGTGAACGTGTTGCCCCACATCGGAGAACCGCAATTAAAGTAGGGGTGAAAGCCGCCGCAACCGCAAGTGTTTATCCCGTTTTTTCGGGCGGGGTTGGCGGGGTTGTGTTCGTAAGTCAGGAAATACTCATGTTTGTCGTCAAACGGGATATAAAGCGGCACTTCTATCGGCGTTGCCAGCGTGTTCAGGTGAAATCCGTTTGCAACCGTCAAATCGTCTTGCCAAACCTGCTCATTCACGCTGTTATAGAGCGTAAATTGAACCGTTCCCGCCGCGCTGAAACAAGTGCCAATAGCCGTTATTTTCATCGTCCCGCCGCGCATCGGGTTGCAGTCGAGGCGAAGCCCGGCGTAGGTTTTCGAGGTCGTGAACGTCTCCCGCGAAGTTCGCTCGCCGATTGTGCCTTTGAACTTTGTTCGACGCTCTTTGAAATGCTGCAAAAGGACAGCGTTCGTGTCGGCCTTGAACATCTTAACGGCTTCGTCCACCGCGTTTTGCATGATTGCCCAAATACTGTCTTCGCCGCACTCGCCATAGCCCGTCAGCGTGTCGAGCGGCTTGAGGTCGGCCAAATAAATGCCGGAATTTGAGGTGTTGTACCCTTCCGGCGGGTCAACCTCGAAACAAGGGCAATCTTGCCGGGCGAGCCCTATGATGTTATCGTAGCAAGCCATTTTTAGCAATTAAAAAGCCGGAGCAAGTTGCCCCGCTCCGGCATGAAAAACCAACGTTTATTTTGCCTCAATTCTTCTTTTTAAGCCTCAATGTGCAGTTGTAAACCGTGCTTTGCGTGCTACCTGTCGCGCCGGAAAATCGCAACCTGTAGCGATAGCCCAAAAGGTCTGTTCCGTCCAGTATGCCGCGCGGGGCGGCGTTCGTCAGCGTTGCCGTGCTGTCAATCGTGAACCAGTCGGTATTGCCGCTCGAAAGGCACGATTGGTCGAGATAAACCTTCACGTTCGCTGTCCCTGAAAGTTGCGTGATAACCGGCTGTGCGCAATAGGTGAAAAGGCTTGCGATGTTCGAGTTGATGAGTATCGTGTCCTTTTCGGCGTTCGTGAGGGTGTCTTGGGTAATCAGCAGGGTAGTCACCTTGCCAGCCGCTTCTTCCTCGTTCGTTTTGTCAAACGAAGAAAGCAGCAAAACCGAACCGAGAACAGCGAGGGCGACCAGAAAAATTTTACTTTTCATTGTCAAGATGATTTGAATTTCAAGTTTTTTAAAATCAGATTTCAGGCGCTTTCTCAAAAGCGAGAACGCCCGTGCGACCTGCGACGCAGCCCGTCGGGTTGAGGGCAAACTGGTAGTTCGCCTGAACTTTGTAGGAAATCGTGAAATCGTTGCTGGAGCAGTTTTCAACTTCCGTCACGTCGTAGCGAACGCCGGGCAGGTTCCGGCTCGGAATAGTCCACATCCGGTATTTCCCGCCAAACTCTACTGGCCGCTCGCTGAAATAGTTTCCGGTAAGGATTGCAAGTGCGCTGTTAGCGATAAGGTAGGTTCGGTTGTCGGTCGTCGCGCTCTTTTGCAGTTCAATCGGGGAATCAACCCAATTTTTTGAGTTCCACAGCGAGGCGTTGCCGCGCCCGTCCAAATCTGCCTGTTTCGCGCCCGCGATGCGCCGTGTCGCCCAAGTGTTCAGGCCGTCGAGCATATAGTAGGGGCCGAGATAGGCAAATTCGGCGGCAAGTTCAAATTCCGGGATAATGGCCTCCGTCCAGTTTGCGTTCGGAACGCTCGCAACATCTGCGGCTATTGTCCAGTCTGGGTTTGTGTACTCGTGGTCGCCCTTTTGCGTGTCAACGTACAAAACGAACTGGTTAGAAATCCATTCGTCCAGTTCTTTCGTGGCCTTCAAAAGCCCGCCCGCGATTGTCCCCGCGAGATTGTGCGGCACGTTGCGGTGCGTTTTCCACGAAGTGAAAAAAGACGCTTGCTTGCAGAGCGAAATCGTGTGCGTCTGCGAGTTGTCGGTTATTTCGATTGCCGACGGGTCACATTGCGTGGTGCAGTCTTCGGCAACGATGTTGCAAAAGTTTTGCCAGTAGATGCGCTTGGTAATGATTTTCGCGTCTTCGTTCGACCCCGTGATGATTGGCTCTACCCTCGCCGTTTGGCGCGACAGTTGCCCGGTTGCGGCGTTTGCCTTCGCCTCAAATTGCGCCCGTTGGATAGCATCGTTCCATGCCCGCTCAATGGAGACATAGACTTCGGGCAAATTGACCGTAAAAGCCATAGTGTTTGTTTGTTTGTTGCCCGCCCGGTGGCGGATAGTGTTTGTGTTTATTCTTTAGGCTGGATTAGCCTCCTTAAATTTCGCGTACTGTGCGGCGATTTCGGCAAATTCGGGCGTTCCCATCGCTTTTGACATAGCCGCCTCGTAGTCGTTTATGGTTTTCAGGCCGCTTGCCCCGCTTGCCGCGCCGTTGCCGTTGGCGTTGCCGGGCTGTCCTTTTTGCTGCTGAACCTGAAAATCAAAAAGTTCGTCCCCCAACTGATTCACCAAAGTAGGCAGGTCAATCGGGTGAAACTGAGCGTTTTCAAGCCGCTTGCCGTCTTTCATCGGCAAATACCCGCCGCCTTCGACTGGCTCAAAATCAAATTCGTCGAACCTTTTTAGGAACATCTGAATTTGATTCTCAGCCTTGCTGCCGTCTGCCGACAAAACCGGGTTTCGCGCCATGTGCAAACGCCGGGCTTCCTGTTTCACAGATGCCAAACGCTGCTCACGCTGCTGCTCCGCTTTGAACTGCTCTAAGGCCGTTTGGCCTTCTTTGCGAGCCGCCTCGATAGCCGCCGCGCTTTCTTTTTCAATCTTTAGGAAAAGTGGGTGCGTTTTTACTTTTTCATCGTCCAGTCTGGACGGCTTGGAAGCCTTTTCGAGAGCGGCCAAAACGAGTTCGTCACCCGTTTCGTCGGTTTCTATCCCGAACTTTTCTCGAATGCGCTTTTCCCAAGCGGCTGAAATTTCGGCTTGCGCCTTTTTGAAACCGTTGTCGAATTGAGTTTTGCCGTCTCCCTTGAGTTTGGAGGCGCGGTCTTTGTCCATGCCCTTAAGCGTGTCCAAAACACCGTCGTTCAATTCGTCGGTAAATGCACCGTCATCGGATTTTTTGAACAGGATTTCCGCCAACCTGTCATCGGGCATATTTAACGTACTGCCGAGATACGCAAGGAAAGTTTCTTTAAGCATAGCAAAAGTAATGCCTTTTTGTGAAAAAAAAATTATTTTGCCGCTTTCTTGCCTTTCGGCTTTTCTTCCGGCTCAATTTCTTCGAGGGGTTCGGGTTCTGTTTCTTCAGGTTCTGGCATTTCAGCCGGGATGTCATCGTTCACGGCTTCAAACGTGAAAAGATGCCCGAACCCGTTTTCCTGAATTTGCCGCACTTTGTCAGCCGACAACGTGGAAACGTGGCCGCTTTTAATGTGTGTTGCTCTGTACGTCATAGCGATTCGTTTTTGGGCGGTCGCCCGCGCTGTTTGGGTTGCTGTGTTTCAGGTTCTTCTTGTTTGGCTTGACGCTGCTCAATGTCGGCTGCCACCTCTTTCGGAATCTCGGCGGCTTCGCCTACCTTTTTCCAAAGAATCATGTCCGGCGTGTAGCCCCGCGTCAGTTTTTCATACTCTTGCCACGCTTTTAGCGGCCATGTTTTTTGTATTTCAGGCCATTTCGTGTTTTGTACTTTTACCGTGTTTGCCATGATGCTGTTTTTTCAAATCCGAAGGTCAAAGCCCGCTATCGTCCCGAAGGTTGAAACTGTGCCTGTCCCGACCGATTTAATGTGAATAAGCCGCCCGCCGCAACGCACGGCGTTCGGGATGTTTGACGTGTTCCGGCTCTGAAATGTGGTCGTGCCGTCCGTGACGAAAACGCGCTGTTCAGCCCGCGCCTTGTCTATCATTAGAAAGCCGCGAATCGGCGTGTTCACCGCCGCCGTTATGCCCGTGTCGAGCGGGTTTTCTGAACCACCGTTGTCCCGGCTGAAAAACTGCCAGTTCCCGGAATTGAGGTTGTCGCGGTATCGGATTCCGAACGAGTTATTCACGTCGGCAGCCGTTGCCGTGTTACTGCTCGCCGTGACAGAAACTTGCGACGTAAAGCGTTGAGCAGACGTAGATAGCGCCTCAATCCAGACGGTGAAGCGCACAACAATGTGCGCACCCCCAAAAAATGAAAACCCGTTCATGTTTTTCGCAAAATGCACCGTGCTTGACCCCGCCGCGTTGCCGCCGTTGTCAAGTTCCCACGCGCCGGGAAGCGTTGCGGTTGGTGCGCTGTTTCCGTTCGAGCCGCTGTTTGCCTGTGTTAGCCCTACAAATGGCTGGTCGGATGCGTTTGTAGAGCCGGGTATTCCGAAAAACGCCTGACCGATTCCGGCGAAGTGCGCTTTGTAAGGGTCGAACGTGGAGCGAAGCACCCGAACGCGGCTCGAAGTGCTGTCGTACCAAAACTCAACCGCCCCGCCCGGCTCTAATATCCAGTCCATTTCCCCCGCTATTCGGTTCGCCGCACTCGAATCCGGGTGTTCGCACGGGAAATACCCGCTCATTGAGCCGACGTTGATAAATGTTTTTGCCTTTCCGTTCGTCCACGCCGTAAGCCCGGTTATCGCGGGGAGGGACGTGTTGAAAGACACGCGCACTATTTCAGCGTCCGCAAAGCCCGTAGGGTTGTAATTGTCTTGGTCGGCTGTTATCTGCGACGGGGAAATGACGGTCGCGCCCGCCAGCATTGTAGCGGGTACTGTGTCCGACGCGCCGAACTCCGAAAAGCCCGTAGCACTTCTTTTTAGCGGCTTTACGTCTGCCATTACGTTATCAAAATATGCTCACCGTTCCAAAACCGCAATACCGTCGTGCTTTCGGCAATTCCCACGCATTGCTGAATGTCGTTTGTGCCAAAAGTCAGGGACGAATGAAGGGCAAACGCGCCAGTAGTGGTGTTTGAAAGGAAATAATATTCCCCTGCCGTCAATCCCGTCGTGGTAATCTTGCCGTCGTGGAAAGTGATAACGCCACTTGCCCCGTTTGAGATTGCCGACGGCGCGAAACCGACCGCCCGTTTTGCGACGGCGTTCGCGTCGGCTTTCATTACCGTACCCGACGCGCTGACGTACACCAAGTCACCCGCGCTAATCGCTTCGCCCGCCGTGTAAGTCTCTTGCCCGGCAGACGGTTGGTCATACCAGCCCTTTGTACCAGAACCGTTTGTCCCGTAAAGCTTGTTGTTTCCCGGCGATGCCGTGTCGCCGTCAAGTTGAACGCCCGTTGACCCCGCTACAATAGAATCCTCGACGGGGACGGCGGTAAGCGGTACGGTATCAGTCCCGTTAAACTGTTCAAACCCGGTCGCGCCCGCTTTTAGCGGTTTTGCAGTTGCCATAGTGTTTGTTTGTTTGTTTGTTGCCCTGAAAAAATCAGTTCGTTGTTATCTGAATCGAAAAATCAATTCTCATTTTGTCGTTTTCAGCCCCTACGCCCGCCTTTTGAACCAAAACGCCCGCCGGAATCGCGCTGAAAATCTCGCCGTCTTCGCCGACCCATAGCGTCGTATCTGGCGTGAACGAGAATGCTGCATCGGAAACGACCCCGTAAATCTGAATGGTCACGTCATTTCCAGCCATCGCGCTCGTTTTCGTTATCCCATAAGCCCGTCCCTTGTGCGCAATGTTCGTGTTTTGAAAATAAAAAGCCTCGTTCCCTTCGATTATCACTACGCGCCCGCTCGAAAGGTTTTCGCCCGCTTGCCGCGTTTCAAGCCCCGCGCTCGTTCCCGGCGGCGCGGCCTCCCAACTATCGCCGTCCCATGTCAGCACATCACCCGCGTCGCCGTCCGTCGGCAAGGTCACGCCGGGAAACATGGGCGGAAAAACAAGCGTAAGGTCGGGCGAACCCGTTACCAGCACTTGCCGCCTTTGCGAAAAAACGAGGGTCAAATCCGTCATATCTTGCCTACAATTATTGTTTTAACCACTACGGGGTCAGTGTCGTTTGTCCATTTCAGGGTGAAAGTCGTTTTACAGTTCGGCCAAGTGCCTGTTTCAGCCGCCGTGCGGTGAAGTTGAACCGTCCCCTCTGAAATTACCGTAATCCCGTCGCCCAAAGTCAGTTCGGCAACCTGTGCGCCGCGATTGTCTGTGATTGTCATAACGAACGAATCGCCGTCGAGGTCGGCAAGCGGGCTGCTCGCGCTGTCGCCTTCCCGAATCTCGAAAACCTCTAAAAATGTGTCGCCCCTGACGGTTGTCCAGTCAACTTCAGCGGGCGAGTTCGTTATGTTTATGACAGGCATTTATTTCTTCTTTAATTCCGGCCTCAATTCAAAGGCCAATTCGTCTGAAATCCAGTTTAAAAAGTGTCGGCAGTTGTACCGCCCTCTTTCGATAAAAGGGTTGTACGTTGCCTTAGTCTTTTGGTCTATCAAATCGGGGTCGTTTTTCCAAGTCAACGCCTCTTTTTTAGAGAACACCTTTCCGGCGCGTTTGCGGCAAAACTGTCGGCTTGTCGGAATGATTGAACCTTGATAGATAAAGTAGTTCAATTTGAGTTCCTCAGCCATGTTCGAGTTGACTACCTCTTGCGCTTGATTGTACGAATCATAGGCGTACTGCCTCCACCAAACCCGCAAAGCCCCGTCCGTTTGTGCGCCGCCCATTACCAACTGCCTGAACCCCGCCTGAAACGAGGCAAGGTCTTTCCCAGTCACGATGCTTTGCACGACGTATTCCCGCAAAACAGCCCTTGCGCCTTCGGTTTTCCCCAGCCTGTCAAGATACCCGCCCGCAACCAGCCCGCCATCTGGCGTTATGCCCAAACTCGCTTGCAAAAGGTTCAATGAGTTTCGGATTGCCGCCGCCGTAGCCTCTGCTCCTGCGGTGTTTTGATAATATTCAGCCGTCAAGCCGCCAACCTTCAAAAGTTCTTCTGCAAACAATCGCAGTTCCGCCGCTATTTCCTGCCGTTCAACCCTGTTCATCAAAGCCTCCAAACGGGGCAAAGAGGCATAAATGTTCGCAGTCGTTTTGTCTAAGTTTTGCCCGTCAAAGTTGAACAAAGACAAGATGTTTTCCTGAATTTCCCGCCACAAACCGCGCTCCAAACGTTTCACCCGCTTTTCAAGCCCTGCGAGCAGCGTTTCAAGTTCCCTTTCAAAATCCGCCGCCCAGCGTTTGATATATTCGAGCAGTTCATTCATTGTCAGTTTTCAACCATTTGGGGCAGCCCGTTGGCGGGCGGTATCAAAGTCGGCATTGCTGCTTGCGTTTCGTCCATGTAGGCTTTGACCTTTGCCTCAATCCGTTCTTTTTGCACCCGCGCCGCAAGGCTGTAAAAATCCTCTCCCTTTTCGTCGCTTTCCTGCTCCAGTTCGGCAAATATGGCGGACATTAAAAGGTATTTCACTTTGAGGCGTTTCGGCACGTCCGTATTGGTGAGCGCCATGTTCACCTGCTCCGAAGTAAGCCCGGCGAACGGGTCAAACGCTCGTTTGACTTCCCATTTTTTGAAGGCTTGTGGGTTCTCTGCGAACATGATTCGCATAATGTCTTCCTGAATCGCGCCCGTTACCACGCTCCCGGCTTGCGCTCTGTTTGCGGCTTCGAGGTCGGCCAAAAGGTCGGAAATTCCCTTGAGTTTAAAGTCTTTGGAGAATATCAGTTCCGCCCGCAATCCTGTTTCAAGCCCGGTAAATTCCGCCGTCATCTCTACCAAAAACTGCCATGTTTCGGCATAACCGAGCGAACAGGTGTAGAGCGTGTCGTACACGTTTTGCAGGTCAAGCGTTTTGCCAGTCGCCGTGTCAGCGACCTCCGAGCGGGTGAAAATGTCGGAATTGAAAACGGCGGTCTTGCACTGGTCGGTGAGATGTTCTACATACTCCTTTTGGAAGGTAACTACGTCAACGGCGGGGGACTTGAAAACGAGAAGTTTGTCGAGGTCTAAAAGGTCTTCGCTATCCTTTGGCAGTTTTATGTAAATAACGTCTTGCGCCGATGAAATGGACGAAATGCCCGTGCCGTGACACGTTGGGCAAAGCCCGCCGTTTGCCTGTTTCCCGTTTATGCAGTCGTGTTCTGGGCATTTCGGCGCGTACTGCAAGCGGTGAGGGAACACCTGCTGCGTCATTGTAATATCCAGTTCGGAATTGACCTTGACCGACTTGCGAAGGAAAGGAACGGCAGCCTCATAAGGAGTGACGAACGTTTGCCCGTTCGTCCAGCCGTCGCGCAAATAGCCCGCTTGCTTGGCGGGTACGCGCCCGGCGTTGTGCGGCGGGTAGAACTGCAAAAAATACACCTTGTCGCCCGTGCGAAGCCATCCGCCCGTATCGGTGAACGTGTATTTGTCTTTTTCTGTGCTAAGGGGGATTCCCGGCGTGTCGCTCGCTACCTGCGTGAGCGTGAAGGATTCGTTTTCGAGATAGACGGTATATTTCTTGCCCTTGCCCCTTGAATTTGATTTTGTCGGCAGGGCGATTTCTGTTTCGGCGATTAGGTGTTGGAGAACGTTGTTTTGATATTCGTAATCTACCGCCTGTTTCGAGTAAACCTCAAAGGGGTACGGGGCGGCGCGTTCAAAGCGGGCATCGAACGGCGCAAATTCCACAACTATAAAAGCGTTCGGGTCGGTCTTGTTGATTTCGAGCCAGCGCGTTTGAACGTAATTGTCAAGGCTTCTAATGCCCCAAAATATGTCCAATCTGTTTTGCAGGGCTGCCGTTTTTTCGGAAAGGTCGGCTCTTTTATCCTCTGCTGAATGCTCCAGAACCCGGCGAAGTGGGGCGCGGGGTACTTTGTAGAAAACGTCCATCAGGTTATGCACTACGGACGTTACGATGTGTTCGGTAAGTGCTTTGCGCTGCGAAAAAGCGTCGTCGTCTTCACGTTTGACGTATTGTTTTAACAGGTCGTCGAGGCCGTCGCCGGTTGCGAGTTTGCGGTATAGGTCGGCGAGGTAAACGGTACGCTCGTACCATGTGTGCCGATAGTCTTTAATAACCACCTGCAAAAGACGCTCTAATGCTTGCTCGCGTGTTGTCAAAGTGTTTGCTTATATGCTTAAAAACCGCTCAAAATCGTTGGCGGCTATGGTTGTGCAAAAATAGTCAAGCGAATCGCTGCAATGCCCGTATTTCTCGAAAGTCTGCCCCGTCACGTCGTCCTTTGCCTTTTCTTTCCACTTTAAACCGTTCTGGTCTTGCTTCAAATAGGTGAGGTCAACGATGCTCTCTTTGCAGTTCTCACCTATCAAAATCCGGTACGCCGTTTTCCCGTCGAACATATTGTTTATGAAGTCTCTGCGCTTCAAAACGGGCGGGTTTCTCCGTTGCGTCCTATCGCTCGCGTTGTTCATCCACCTGCGCAAAACCCGCGTAACGATTTCATAGTCTGTCACGTTCGCCCGCGTGTCCGATTTATGCCCCGATGCGTCGCCGTAGAAAAACACGCTTTCCATTTTCGCTCCCCACTTCGCCGCTATCGCCTCGCAAAGCCTTTCCGTCGTGTTGTTCGGGTTTGTAAGACAAAATTCGTCAAACTGCCTCAACTCCGTTTTGTCCCCTACATTCTCTACCTGCCAAAGACAAGCCGTAATGTACGGCACAACGTTTTGGTCAAAGGTTATGTGGACGGGCAATCCCGGTTTAAACTCTACTTTTCCGATGTGCCGCGCCGCGCTGAAACCTGAATAAAACTCCCCACCCGTGCGGCTGAAAGGGTTTGCGTAAATCAATGCCTTCGCCCTTTCCTCCGAATTGTTGTCGAGCATCCCTTGAATGTACCCGCCCGGCAAATTGTGTTCGTTGTGCCAAGTGCTGCTTATTGCCGCACACTTGTCTTTAAACTGCTTTTGGAAAAAGCCCGTTTTCGAGTAGATGCGCGATTCGATTTCAGCCCGGTATGTGTCAAGTTCAAACCATTCGTTCAGCCATTGCACTTTTGCAGGGCTTGTCAGGATGTAGAGCGGCGTGTGCGCGTCCCTGCCTTCCGTCTCAACAAGCCTCCCGTTTTCAAAACCCATCGCTGACTGCCTCAAGCCCCTCAAAATGACCTCCTTAACGTCTTGCTCCCGCGTGTCCTTTGTTTCGTCCAGTATCGCCCACGCGAACTGCTTTCCGTCGTGCGCCTTCGCGTTGTCCAAACTGCCAACAAAAATGACCGCGCCGTTGGGGAAACTGATAACACCTGAATAACTGTCGAAGTTATGCCCTTCCGTTTTCCATCCCTCCAAAGGCTGCTTTCCGACAATGTAGTTTACCCCTTCCTTCATCCCGAAATAGTTTTCCCAAACCTCCCTTACCCGTAGCATCGTGGCAAGGTTAAGTTGCCCGTATGTATTCGCGCCGATGAATCCCTTTGCCTTTGGGAAATTCGTGGCGTAAAATGCCGAAATGATGCCCGCCAAGTGCGTTTTTCCAGAGCCAACGCCGCCCAAAAAAAGGTTTATCTTTTTGCCCGACGTGCAAATGTACCGTTGCGGCTCGGACAGCCTTAGCCCCACGTCTCCCATTTTTTAGCAT